ATCTCTGGGTATTGCATTAGAGCTGTATTCAAAGCATTCTCGGCAGTTGTTCCAGAACCATAAGTTCCAGTATATAATTTTGCCATTTTTTTTAAATTTATTAATTAAACATTATTTTACTTGTGTTCAATTAACTTTCAACTATGAGCAGACTTTGTCTTACTTCTATGAGCTTACTCGGTCATGAACGCTTTTGGATCAAACTTACTAGACTTCACTTTGAAGTTAGATTTGCTTTTTCCAGTGTTAAGGTTTGGTGAGACTATACTATTCATAATAGCGGCTTTGCCGTCTTCTAAACCTTGAGAACGAAGAATTTTTTCAATCTGCTTACGATATAACATAAACATAGCAACATCAGCAACATTGGCGTGAGTTGAATATATGTCTTTGTGCATAGCGCCTGTAGCGTATCTATAAACTTCTTCTTTCTGTTTTTTTGTTACTTTACCGCCCATGAACTCATTCATGTTCTTGATTTGATTTTTTAATTCTTTTTTTGCGTCTTCTGCTTGTTTCTTTTTTTGTTGTTCTAGTTGTTGCGCTTGTTGTTTTGCTTGCGCTGTTTGCTGATCAATAGCATTGTTTATAACCCTTCTAATGCTTTTAGCTTTCATCTTCATCATACCAGAATCTTCTAGTTTGTCTAAAGAATCTTCTATTTCTGAGTCTTCAATACCATCAGCTTTTAATTCTTCAGCAACTAAATCTCTGTCTGAAAAATTTAAATAACTTCTAAGCTCTGCTACTTGGTCATTTACCGCAGGAGCTGTTTTTTGTTGAGCTTGTTGTGCTTGTTTTTGTAAAGTATTTACTGCATTTACAAATTCATCTTTAGATGCAATCTCTATGCCTAATTCTTTACCAACTCTAGCCCAATTTAATTCTTCTTCTTTTGTCGGTGCTTCTTCTTTTGTTTCTTCAGTACCCTCCCAATTGTACTCTTCTTCTACCTCTTCTTTTTCTTCTTTTTCTTCTACCTTGTTATCCCAAGCCCATCCTTCTTCGTCTGTTTCTTCCGTGCTTTGCTCTCCTAAAGGGTTTTCTTCATCTTTTTTTTCTTCTGCCTTGTAACCATCGTCTCCAGCAAAAGCTAATGGGTTAAATTTATCTCCACTTTCTGTTGTTTCTGTTGTTTCTTTTGTTGACTCCGCTGTAGTTTCTACAACCTCGTCTACTAATTTTGATTCTTCTGACATTTTATTTTAATTTAATTAATACTCCCTAATTTGCAAATATACAAAATATTTATTACATTTTATCGGCTGCTTTGTTGAGGTCATCAGCAGTAGTGCCTGTTCCTCTTGCAGCTTGTTTTGCTTCTTCTGTTTGTTTAGCCTCTTCTTCTCTGTTTTTTCTATCTATGTAATAATCTGCAGCTTTTTTGTCCATATCGTTTCTTTCTTTTGTGTCATGCAGATCTCTATCAACATCAGCTTGTATTTTTGCAACTTCTTTTCTAGATTCTGCTCCAATTTGTGCAACTTGTAGTTTAGCTTCGTTATCCATTTGTTTAAGTTGTGCTTCAGCTTGAAATTCAGCTTGTTTAGCTTCTTGCGCAGCTTGTTGTGCTTGCATTTGCTGCTCCATAGCTGCTTGTTGTTGTTTTTTCATTTCAGACATTGCTTGCTCTAATACTTTTTCAGCTTCTGTCATTGTATCAGATTTTAAAACTTTAATAACGCCTAACATGTCTATAGTTCCAGATTGTAGAGCTGATTGTGCTAATTGTTGTACAACTTGTTTCATAGAATCGTCTTTTCCGCTATCTCCTACATATATTCCAAAGTCTTGAAGCGCGATATTTGGCATAATGTTTAAAAATTTGTATGCTCCGTCACCAAGTATTATTCCTGCTTTCTTACCGCCCGCCCAACATACTTTCATTAAGTTTGTAAGACCCTGCAGTACTCTTTGCTTGCATTCTGCGTGAGAATAAAACCAACTTTCTGTAATAGTTGCAGATTGAACAACACTTCTTTGTACATTACCAACATATTCATATTGACCAACAGCTCCTTCTCTCTGTCTTGACACTCCAGATATCTGTCCTGCCATTTCTTCTAACATAACTTTTAGATTTATTAGTTGTTGCACAGATTGTGAAAGTGTAAAGTCTATTTGTTGAAACTGATTAAATGTTTGCATTTGGTTACCCTCATCTTTTGAGTTTATAGGTATAATACCATCTGTTTTTAAATGATATAAAACTTGTTGTATGTCCATACCAACATTTGTAGGTAATTGTGACACATCATACACAACCGCTTTACCTCCAGAACGAGCCATAGCAAGTTCTATTTGATATACTACAATATTGTACAGCATTTGTATATTATCTAACATATCTACAAGAGATGTGCCGCTTCCTGTTGTATTTCCCTTTATACAACCAATATAAGATAATGAAGTTTTACCTGGATCATCTATACTTCTTACCTGATTGTCTCTTCTTTTTGCATTTACTAATATTTTACCCCCAATAAGTGTAGCTTGCCAAATATCGTCCACCCATTTTGTCTCTATTGTGTCTCCTTTTCTTTTTCTGTAGGTATCTGGCACTGCTTTTCTAAAAGGCCTGTTAGGATCGTATTTATTGTCAGATAATTTGTATTTTATTGCTCTTAATGATTTCCATTCACAACTAACCACTCTTATTCTAGCTTCTCTACCGTGTGCAACATCTACCCACTCAAAACTACTATTGTAATTAGATAAATCACCTCCTAAATACAAATTTCTCATTTTTTCTAATTCTAAAAGGTCGTCTGTTTCTAAATCATCTTTGTATTCGTCATTTATTTCGTTTATAGACAACCATCTTTCCTCACCCACCCAAGCTGCATCATCTAAATAATCAGAATGTAAAGAATCGTCAAAAACTATATTTCTTGGATCTACCCTGCGCGCGACAGGATCTCCATTTGTAACACCAATTTTATAAAACTCTTTTCCTGTTACTAACAAATCTCTAAACCCTTCTTTAAACACATCTTTTAAGTGATATCTATTAGAAATATATTCTAAACCGTCTTGTGCAGTTTCTTCTATCATTTCTCGGTAGTTATACTTCATGTATGTTTCTATATCTTCTGGCACAGGCAGACCTTGACCTTCATTTAACACGTCAATACCTAATTCTTCTTTCATTTGTTCATGAAACTCAGATAAAAGATCTCTCATAATTAAACCAACTTTATGATCGTGTTTTCTTATAACAGCAGCCTTGTTAACCGTAGAAACTTTTGTATCCATAGGTCTTCTCAGCTCTTCACCAAGTAATAAATCAATTTTAGGAGTTATAATAGGATAATTTACAAGTCTTGCTGGATATGTTAATCCATACTGTTCTGTAATATAAGAATAATCTGCTTGATTTAATTGACCATTATATATTTGATAATTTCTTATGTCTTTTGTTCTTGCAGTATGATAAGCTCCGCCTTCAGCTCCCATGTAGCTTGTAACAGCGTTTAAAACTTGTCTACACCAGTCTTGAGTTTTGTCTTTTTCAGAAATAACCATAGACGGCATTGATTTGTATCTATTTTCCATAATTTTAATTTATTTGCATAGGAACACCGTTGTACCCCATTTTATAATATTTAAATCCTAAATCTTTTACTTCTTCTTCTCTTTCGCTTGCTTGCATTCTATAATTATCTATATTATGTATCAAACAAAGACCAAAAGCCATAGCTCGGTCAGTATTTTGCAAGCCATAGTTAGCTAACTCATCTATAAGGTCTATAAACCATATATCTTCAGCGCTTTCTCTTAAATAATCGTCTATTAAGTCTTCCATTAACGATTTAACCTGCTTGTTCATATGCACACCATATCTATTTCTAGTTTTTGTACCAGGGTTGTGTGCTGACTCTGGTTTTTCTTTTAAATATTTTAACGCATTCATACGTTTAAAATAATCTAAAATACCTATTTTTGTATATTCTACCAACATCTTTGCGTTATAATATACAGCAAGTTTTAAACAACCATCCCAAAAATCTTCTTTCTTTTTTGGTCTATCTGTGTACTCAGCAATAACATAATCGCTTGACATGTCGGTATTTGCAAATCTACGATAAATTATTGCACTACCCAAAGAATCTGACGCTCCAGCTTCGTCTTGATCGTAAGAATCTATACCTCCTATGTCTAAATTTTTATAATCTGGCTCTGGATGCATCAGTATTTTGTATGGACCGTTAGGATGTGGCCTCCATTTTACAATAGGCTCTATCTCTCCTAACTCCCAATCTAAATAACCACTTTGTATTTGGCTTCTGTAGTCTTTACTAGACAATATTCTTGATCTTTGTGCGTTTAGTAGTGATATATCAAATCGCGCAGAATGAGTGTTTAAAAACGCCTCTTCTATTGTTAAAGGGTAGTTTTGTATATGTAAATTATACGCCTCATTATCTCCTGACTTTTGTATATCTTCTCTATCTTGTATTAATTTTTTTCTTGCTCCTTCTTCGTCTTCTTTTCCTGTTTTTATATCAAAAAAACCATAGTAAGCTTTAGATGCTGGTATAAATACAGGTATTAGGTTGTATGCGTCTGCACTATAGTACATATCCATAAAATCTTTAGATGCTTTTGATATGTCACCTCCTGTTCCTCCGACAATAGGCACGCCAAACTGTATATCACCATCCATAAAACATGCTTTTGACGACATATAAGCGTTTTTAAGTTTTTTAAACTCTCCAGCTTCTTCAAAAACCATTAAAGACACCCTTTCTCCTTTAAATACCTCTGGATTATCCATTGTTCTACAGATAATGTTAGACTGATAACCACCGATCTCCCACTTACCATCTTTATTCTTTTGTTTGTAGCCCGACCTCATAATACCATCTGTATCTTTTAGTACTGAGTGTTTAAAATTAGGGTGTATACCGTTTAAGCCTTTTCTTGTTTTGTCAAAAAATGCATCTGCAGTAACTTGTAGTCCAGCGGCCACGCCAACATCGTTAAAAGGAAAAAATGTATACTCATGCGCAACTGCACCAGAATTCATATATGAAAAACCTTTATCTCTGGCTTTTATTACAATCATTCCTTTGCCTTCTTCTTTACATAGCTCTATTGTGTCAAAATACTCATGATCCATAGATCTATACCACGGATGTATGAGTGTTTTACGATTACCAGAAGTACCATCATTACCTAATATTCTGTAGTAATTAAGATAAAAATAATATTTACCTGATATCTTCTTCATACCTTTAGGTTTAAAACCATTTATACAACGATCCATCTCTTTAGACCAGTATTCTTGATATGCAACTGAATCTACATTTAAATCTGGATGTCCATTGTTGGGTACAGGGCGATATTTTTGCGGATCAAATTTTATTTTACCCATACTTTACTCTATTAGTTTTTCCTAAACCAAACATTCCACGATTGTTTTCTTCTTGTGCTGTTTTTGCATGATAACGTTCTCTGACGTCTACATTATGCAATTTTATAGCCATATCATTATATTTATTGGCTTTTTCTAAATCAGCTTTTCTATAAAACTTTTTGTAAGAATTATATAAGTATTCTAAATCGTATTTATTTTGTTTAGCCATTATGCGTGTTGCGCCCTATAAGAAACGCCAGATCGCGAAGGCATTCTGCAACCATCTTCGCATTTCCATCTTCTTCTTGCTGCCTTACCTCTTTCTCCAGTCCAACCTTTAGATCTTGCACAAAAAGACTTTCTACGTTTTGCTGCTTTACTACCAGGCTTAACCTTACCTGTAACAGCTGTCTTTAATTTAGATCCAGGATTAGCCCTTCTGTAAGCAGCAACACCTTTTTTAGTCATTCCAGCACCTTCTTTAGCTGACCTAAAATTACGATTTTTACCTTTAGTTGTTTTTCTAATGTTTTTTTCTGCCATTAGTCATGCTGCATTCTACCACCACCAGGATACATAGATGATTTTTTCATCTTACCTCCACCTGGGTAATTCATTTTTTTCATTTTTGACATTTTACCACCATGCATCATTTTTTTCATCTTACCTCCGTGCTTCATTGTTGCACCAGCAATTCTGTCAGCTTGAGTGGGATTAGGATTGTTATCAACACCAGCTTTTACACTTAGCATTCCAAAATCACCTCCTTTTGCATATCTTCCTCCTCCAGCATAAGTCATCATTTTGTTTTTCATTTTCATACCACCCATTGCTTTTGCAGTTTTAGCAGCATCTTTAAAATTTTGTTCAGTTGGAGCTCCAGCGTCTCCTTTTTTTCTCATTGTTTCACCACGTTTTCTTTTAGCGTGAATGTTTGCGTATAAACCTCGTTTTGCCATTTTTTTAATTTTTTAAGTTAAGTTAATTCATTTCTTTTATTTCTTTTCTTCTTTCTAAAAAAGATAGTCCTTTATCGCCAGCTATTTTTTGTCTTTCTCCTCTCCTGTCTATTGCGTCTAACAATGATTGTCTTGTTTTTAATATTTTTTCTACACCTATCATTAGTTTTTGTAGTAATTCTGCGTTTTCTTCATCTAAATGCATACTGTCTATTAGATTAGTAAACTGATTTATTTTTTTGTTAAAAGCTATTAGTTGTTCGTCTAACGGATCAAATTGTAATTCGTTATACTTATCACTCGCAGCTTTTAGCGATGCATCTTTTACTCCACTCCAATTATACGTGTCATATAGATCTTTAGAAACAGCCTTCACTCTTTCAGATTCACTATAATGTCTATATGGGCTTTCATAGTCGTAGACTAGGGCAACCCATTTGAGGGCCGTAGGCCCGAATTTTTCTTTCTTAATGAGTGTAAGAAATTCTGGAACTCCTGTTACACCATCATCATCTTTAAATATGTCTCCCTTTCTGTTTAGATTTAGTAAATACATTATTTAACATATTTAAGTTTCATTTTATATATATATCTTGACTTGTCTATATATTTTTTCTTGTCTGCGTTTAATATAGTCTCTACATTGTAAAATGGATTTTCACCAAGATGCCAATGAGATTTTATAATTTTAAACCCATGCCTTTTTGCTCTTTTTTTTACACGAGGTTCTTCGCCCATTAACTCAACTAAACTATCATATATTTTTTCTAAATAATAATAGCCATTTTCGTGATATATTTTTCCTATGTTCTCGTCTAGCTCTTTCATTGTTACCTATCTAATATAGAAGAATATTTTTGAAATATTTGATCCCAAAAACTACCTTCTGTTTGTTCTATATTTCTGTTTGGATTAGATAAAAAAGGAGCTGAGTTTTTCTTTATCTCCTTTTGTAACTTTAAATTTTCTTCTTTTTCTTTTTTGCTTTTTTGTTCTGCATCAAAAGCGTCTTTAGAAATCATGCTTTTTTTAAAAAGTTCTTCTTTTTCAGTTAACAAATTTTCATCACCAGCCCAATGATACTTACCCCACCATTGAGGTTTAGTAAGTGTTTTATTCCATAACTCGCTAAAATTAGAAGTTGGGTGCTCGCGGTGATAAGCTAAAAAAAGCATTTTTTGTTGATCAGCAGATAACATGCTAGCATCTACACTTTTTTTACCCTCCCATATATCTGTTAGCCATTTTGGTTGCGGTATACCTTCTCTCTTTAACAAGGCTGCTAATCTGTTGCTTGCTAAATTACCTCCAGCATTTTCATGCGACTCAAACATAAAAAGACCTTTACCTGTTCCATCAGGCACATATTTTTTTAATTTTTCATCGTAAATGTATTGTTGTGCGGCAGGGTTCATACGTTGATCTGGAACGCTAGGATCTATAGGGCCTGTTTCATGATAAGCTATATAATCCATAAGCTTATGGTAATCTTCTTTAGATCCCCCTTTGTCTCTTATGATAATATCTAGTAGACCCTCAAGTCCTATTTCGTCTTCCATTAGAACCTTCCTCCGTTAGTGTATGTTCTTTTCATTCCTGCTCTAGCTTTAGGCGGTGTGTGTGTATAACCTAATTTTTTCATTCTATTATGATCTTCAACTTTATTAGCTTTAAAAGCTTTACCTTCTTTGTTGTACATCATATGCGGCTTAAACTTACCTCCTTTTTTCATCATAGCTTTTTTTGCCATATAATTTTTAAAGACATCTGTACCTCCTTTATTATATTTAGGATTTTTATATGTTTGAGCTGTTTTATTTATTTTTCCTCCCTCTTCAAATCCTAAAAAGTCAGAAACTGAATCTCTTGTTGTTAACCAAGCGCTTTCTAAAGCATCGTCTACAGTTTTTTTAATTTCCATGTTTTTGTTCCATACTGTTTTTGCTCCATCTGATACGGCATCTCTAGTTGATAACCATCCGTCTTCTAATTTTTTCTTTAATTTGGTAAAATCTCCACTAAGAACTGGTATACCTGCCTTTTCTGCTTTTTCCAACGTCCTGTATACATCCCAAGGAAACTCTTCACTCATGTATGTTTTTGCATCATTTACTTCTTTACCCAACGCATCAAGCAATTCTCCAAAAAAACCTACTTCTTCTTTAGGTGGTGGACCATATAATCCTTGATCACTACCAAACGGTATAGAGTCTTTTGGTTGATTTGGTTGATTTTGTGGCGGGTGTTCTCCTCCATGCTCATATCTGTACTTCATTCCTCTTGCAGCGTAATCTAACTCTTCGTCTACATTAGGTGTTACATATGGGTTTTCTTTGCTTCCCACCCATGACCCTTCAGGTTTACCTCCTTCTCCTGAATCCTCACTACTTCTAATATTTGCTATACCTCCTTTACTTACTGGAGCTTGTCCAAAAATTTGATTTTCTGCTTTTGTAATTGTGGCTCTATCTATTTTATTTGCTGCATTTCTTGCTGCTAAACTTCCAGGCGCTCCTCCGCTACCTAATAAACTTTGTAAAATATCACCCACAGGGCTTAAAACTCCTGTTGCAACATCTGTAGCTAAATTTCCTACTGTTTTTATACCCTCTAAACCTCCTGTTATTGCTGTATCTGCTAAGTCTGTAACGATACCACCTGCTGTTTCTCCAACATCACTTGCCACATTTAAAACTGGGTCTACTACATTTCCTACTGCATCAAAAACTGGTTGTGTTGCTTGAGTTAAAGGATCTATTACTGTTTCTAATATATTACTTGCCCCTCCTAAAACATTACTTAAAAGCCCTCCTATAAAATATTTAGGTGGATTATAGTTTCCTCCTTTATTAAAACTAGTTACATTTTCTGCCATGTATGGATTTAATGCTATAAGCGGGTTTGCATCCATGTTTCCTTCAAATACCTGGCTAGTACCCCCAGTAGAACCCGTTCGTTCTTGTTTAGTAATTTGA